GGACTGCAGACATTAAATCATATCTACCAGTTCCTAAATTTCCACCAGCTGCCCATGCTGCAGCGGTTATTGCGTTTGTTGATTTGTTAAATTCTTCTGTTAAAGCAGATGCAGGTGGCCCTCCACCAAAAGCTACAGCTGCGGAATTACTAGCTCCTGCTCCTGCTATATTATTTCTTGCTGTTGCTAAATCTGGACCTTCTGTCCAAGACGTTCCATTCCATGATTCTGCTTTAGCAGTTGCAGGTGGTGTTGTTCCACCATATGCTATAGAAGATGTTTGAGTTCCATTTCCACCTAATTCATCTCTAGCAGTGTTTAAATTATTTACTTCTGTCCAAGAGGTTCCATCATATGTTTCTGTGTTTGAAGTTCTAGAAGGACCTCCACCAAATCTTAATCCTGCAGTCTGTGTTCCACTTCCTGCTAATGCTGAAGAAGACGGTGCTGGAGTACTCATAGTTCCACCTGATGTCCAATTTGTGCCATCATATTCTTCAGACGCAGCAGAAAAAGTTGGATCTGAAACTCTTCCACCAAAAACTAATCCAGCAGTTTCAACTCCTGCTCCTGCTAACTGTCTTCTACCTGTTCCCATATTATTACCAGAAGTCCACGCTGTTCCATTATATTCTTCTGTTTGATTTTGTCCTGGTCCACTATCTGTTCCAGAGTATCCACCAGCCATAACAGCTGAAGTTTGAATTCCAAAACCTGCTGCTGCATTTCTAGCCGTGTTTAAAGTTCCACCAGTTGCCCAACTAGTTCCGTTGTATTCTTCTGTTTTACTACTATTAGGTGGTTCATCTCCACCAAAACCTAAAGCAGCTGTTTGAATTCCTGCTCCTGACATTTGTTGTCTTGCGGTTGCTAAAGGTGAAGCACTTGACCATGCTTCAAGAATACCTAATCCTCTAAGCTTACCATCAGTAGAGTTATACCACATCTGACCTGTTTTAGGTTCAGGTGGATTAGAAGTTACTACGGTAATCTTCTGACCCACTATATCTTTATAAGCAGTCATTGATCTCCTTAATTATTCTTTAAGAGCCAACCTTGTGTACTATCTACATATACTAAAGTATTTGCTGCTCTTTCTGTTGAAACCGTTAATGGATCTGTTGATCCTGCAATTTTTTCTGTTCCGTTTTGATCTATTGTTAGAGCATTTGAATCAAATGTTCCTGCGTAATCTATAAAAGATATTTCATCTCCAATGCTTCCTGCAGGTAAATCCATTTCTATAGCACCTGATGTTGTATTAATAAAATAACCTTCACCAGCTGCTGCTGTAAAATTAGAAGTTTTTACTGCTTGCCAAGAAGTTCCGCCTGATACTTCAGCAAATGATAATTGTCCAACACCCGTTGTGCCTGAACCTGATACTGAAGCTACTTTTAAAAATCTATCTGCTGTTACATTTCCTGTAGGAAATTTTAATTCGTATGATTGCCCTGAACTGTGGGGCGGACTGGTCAGCTTAATCCCATGCGAATTGGACTCACAATTGAGCTGAATTGAACCTGGATTTGTTGCACCTAAAACTTCTATAAGACCTGTTCCTTTAGGTCCAACTTTTAAACTTATATTAGAATCACCACCAGTTGCTTGAATAGATGGTGCATTACCTGTTGCAGAGTTTGTTATATCTAATTGGTTTACTGCAGAAGATGTTGTTTGAAATACTATTTGCTCGTTTCCATTTTCATCGTTAATTCCGTGTGCATCATCAAATGCAATATTAAAACTGTTAGTATCTAAATCTCCACCTAATTGTGGTGATGTATCGTCAACAACATCTCCACCAGTTTGAATCTCAATCATTTTAGGATCTGTTGTATCTGGGTTACCAGATGCAAAAATTATAGCTGTTTTCTTTTGTGTGGCTCCAAAAGTAAAACTATCTCCAGATCCTGAAGCATATTTAAATTGAACTGTATAAGCTCCTGTGCTTGAATTTTTTAATATATAAAAGTTTTGAACATCATTAGGAATTGTTACCACTGCATTACCAGATAAAGATCCAGTAAACTCTATCATTCTGTGTGCAAGAACATCTCCTGTTCCTCCATCAGTGCTCGTTAATGTAACAGTTCCACCACTTGTTAATGCTTGTTGTGTGAAACCACCAGATATTTGTTCAATAAGTTGTAAATTTGTATTTGTTTTTGTTCCCCATGTACCGGCGTTTTCACCAGTTGCCTGAAGTTCAACACCTAAAGGTGTAAATGTAGATGCCATAAATTATCTCCTATGCAGCGTCACTATAACTTGTATTTGATCCAGTTGCAACATCCGAATATGTATCATTCGATCCAGTTGAAACATTACTATAAGACGTATTTGAGCCAGTGTCAACATCGCCATATGCAAAGATATTTACAGATCCAATATTAAACGTTGCAGATTGGCCGATTAATCCAACCTGAATATCTGCTAAAGAAATTGATCCTACACTGGCACTAAAAGATTGACCTGTTAATCCTAAAGACTCTTCTATCGTTAAAGATCCAACAGCAGATGTAGTAGATTGACCTGTTGGTTGAGCAACAGCTCCCCCTAATCCAACGATAGACCCTAAATTAAAGGATGCTGATACACCTGATATTAATACAGTATCATTTGGTATTGTAACAGTCCCTAAACTAGATGTTATTGATTGACCAGTTAATGTTGCCTCTTGTGAAGATATACCTTGAGCTGTTCCTTGAGATATTGTTATTGATTGACCAGATGGTAATACTGTTTCATTTGGTGCAAAAGCTGTTCCTTGTGAAACTGTAAATGATTGACCCGTTAAGCCCACCACCATATCTGCAGGAGTTATTACACCTATGCTTGATGTAATTGCACTTGAAGATAGACCTTGTGTTTGATCTCTTGGAGTTATAGATCCAACAGAAAATGATGCAGATACACCTTCTATTACTACAGGATTAAATGCTTCACCTTGTGAAGCTGTAAACGATTGACCAGTTAAAGTTAAAATTACATCAGGTACATCAACTGCACCAACGTTTGATGTTATAGATAATCCAGATGGCTGTGCTGTAGCGTTTTGTAATGCGTTCCAAGGATCTTCACCCCAGGACTTTGCACCCCAACCTGTTTTTAAAGTTGTGTCTTCGTTCCAATAAGCTTGGCCCCAGGTAAACCTGCCCCATCCTGAAGTCGTCGACATGGTCGACCTCCTACGCTAATCTGATTATTGCGTTACTTGCGTCTGCTGCTGGAAACTCTATTTTAAAAGTTCCGTTACTTGCTGTCTTGTCACCACCAAAAGCTATAATTGCTACAGCGTCTGTTGTGCTTGAACCACCATTTGTTGTTGTGTTGTAGATCATAGCACCGTTTGCAGTGAAAGATGCAGATGTATATGTTACATCTGAAAAATCTGTAAATGCAGTTGTTGAAGATAAAGATACACCAGAGTTTGTTAGAGTAGCTCCACCTGCAGAATATGCAGATCCTGATGTATTTGTAATTTCTTCTGATGTTGAATAGTCTGTTGTAGCTGCTCCTAAACTTGCACCACTATCAAATAACGCTAATTTAAAAGTGTGTCCACCTGATGATTCAAAACTGTGTTTACCTTGTAAAAGTTCTTGTTTAAAACTTGAACATATTGCCGATGTTATTGCCATAATTTAATCTCCTACGGGTTCGCTGAGTTTACTGGGATACGAACAGCGCCATCAGTGTAGTCATCTCTTCGTCTTCTACCAACTTGCTCGTTAGCAAACTTCTGTACCTCTTGTTTATATTTATTTTCATACAAAGTCAACATGTCTATCGGGCCTTTTAAAAACCCATAAGCCTCTGATAGACAGCAATATAAAAGACCATTTGAAAAATTCATACTAATATAATTAGTTCCATTACCCTCTAATAAATCTGGCATTTTATTAAAATGCACTCTAAATCTATATGTAGTATTAGGAACTGGAGCAAAAGCTATACGTCCTGATGTCGTGTCTGATTCTCCTGTACCTCCACCAAACATAGCATAATATTTAGGTTGACCTTGAGCTGCTGATGTTCCTGTTACATCTTGATACTCTTGTAAGTATGTATAATCTTTTTTTTCTAACCATCTATTAGCTCCTGTAGTTTCTGATCCTGCGGTATCATAAACTTGTATACCTCGTATAAATAATGACCCTGCTGGAGCATTAATAGATTCTTGTCCAGCAACTAAATTACCTAATTGTTGTTTTCTATCAGCATCAATAGGTACATCTCTAAAAATTCTATATTGTGCATTTAAAATAATATTTTCTAAAACAGCATCTGTTAGGACATTTGAATCTGTTTCAGTATAACTTCTTATTTGTGTTTTTAATCCTGATGCACTTAATCCAGCCATTATTTAGATTCTCCTTCACACTTACATTCTTTAATTTTAAATAATTTAATAATAAAATTTTTTAATTTTTTTATCATGGTGTTATCGTAACTGGTCCTGCAGACACAGTTGGTCCTCCTGAATCTTCTGTTATACTAGGAGTTGCACCTAGTGTAAATGTATATTTATCTGTTGTTGTAACCGTTATACTAAATCCTGAAGAATTTTCATAAG